ACACGACTTGCAGAACTTTTGGCACGAGGAACTTCTATTGGCTACTCAGACTTAGCAGGGGGTAGGCTTTCATTTGCTCAAGCTCACGGGTCTCAAGACGCTCAAGATTACTTTGCAGGAGCAGACAAACTTGGACTTAACAATAAACATAATCCTGTAAGCGGTGACTCTGGAAGTATGGCTTTTGGTAGCCGTGTCGGTCTGATGCAAGCTCTGCACGCTAGAGGTTTTAGAGGAAAAGCTTTGTCAACTGCTTTTGCAGTCGCACTAGCTGAATCTGGAGGACGAGCAACCGCTACTAATGATACAAACGATCACGGCCTATTTCAAATTAACATGGGTGGAGCACTTGGAAAAGAACGCCTAGCTAAAACTTGGAAAAATAGCATGGGAGCTACTTTTAAACTAAACGGCCTTAAAGACCTATACAACCCAACTACAAATACAGATGTTGCCTATCACATGTCTAACAAGGGTTCTAACTGGTCTAGCTGGGTTGCTTACAAAAACGGTGCCTTTACCAACTTCTTAGATGATGCGGAAACTACTGCTAGAAAAGCTGGCATTAAAGTAGGTTTCTATGGTGCGGAACGAACAGAAGAAGGTTTGACGTACACTCACAAAGACGAAGTATTGATGACTAAGATGGAAGCCGATCGCATGAGAAACCGACCATCTTCTAGTGGAAACAACTTAAACGTAACTATGAATGTACATATTGAAAAAGCAAGCGACGGAGAAGTTCAAGTACTGCTGCAACGCTTTAAAGCTGGAATAGAACAATCTGGGTACTTAGACAATATTGGGGGATACTAATGTCGGCGTCAAATTATGACTACACCCTTACGGTTTTTGCATCTGAATTGTTTACTGAGGAGCCTAATGTTGGAGACGGGTTCCCCAACACCTATTACGCTATACCAAAATCCACAGTTCTTAACGTAGATCAAAAACTTGTGTACAGAGTCACTATTTTTCTAAAAACTGCTCCAACGGTACCCATTCAAAATGACATTAGACTTTTAAGCTCAGGTGTATTTGCCTCTTGGGCAGATAAACTTAAAGATTTTGCATCAGTAAGCGGCGTTAGAACTATCAATAATCGTTATTTTGACTTTACAGTTACAGCTACAAAAAAGGGTAACGTACCTCAACCAACAATTGAGCCTCAAATACGTATAAACGGTATCTGGCAAAATGTCGGTCGTAGATCTACTCCTGTAGTGCCAACTATATCGTTTACTAAAGCAGCAAAAGCTCCTTCAGAGATTCCAACCACCGTAAACGCCCCAGACTATAAAAATCTTAACGGAGAAGTACTTCCAGGATCACAAACAGGTCCGTTTGAATGGAACAACTGTAAAAAATACTGGGTTAGGTACTGGCGTGAGGGTGTTACCTTTGTTCAGGGTGGTCCAGATTCATTAAAAAACCCGTCTTACTATAAATATAGTGTGTACATTAAGTACTTTGATAAAGCTGGAAACCCTATAAACCCTACCTCAACGTTTTATGGTGCTGAAGAGACTAGGAACGGCGGATTTTATAAGAAAAATAGTCCTTCTCAAAAAGCGTTGGCTGTATTAAACGAAGCTAAAAATTGTGCAAGAAGTAGTGGTGGTAATAACACACCTCCGCCAAAAGATGACGGCAGTAGGTCTGCAGCAGTCCCTAAAGGAACTAGTCTTTACAACCCATACCCTCATGTTGTAACTCGTAACTATAAAGAAATTGCTGAATGGCCTTCAGATCAATACGACAGTAAAGTAAAAAACTTAGATCAATTAGGCGTACTGTATACCGACCCACAGCTAGCGTCTTATACAAAAGTTGAAGGAACAAATGAGTACAAAGTAGACACGACACGCAGTGCTATAAAAAATCAATGGGGATTTAGATTCCTATACAACCCTACAACTTGGAATTATAGCTTTGGTGCTGACAATAGCGGTATTGACTGGGGAAGAGGGAACCCAAACAATACAATTTTAGTTGCTGGTACAGGAACAATCAGTCTTCAACTATTAATAGACCGAGTAGCCGACATGAATACTGTGCGTTACTGGGATAGAAATGGAAGAACCAACCCTGTTGGCCTACCGTACTATCCAACCACTTTAACTGAGGAACAATGTGCAGGCCTACTGTATAGAGGAACTGAATACGATCTTGAATACTTATTTAGAGTGCTAAACAACAACTTGTCTGAAAACCCTATGTTTGGAACTGCAGGAACTGCAACCTCTGCAACTAAAGGACTAGAAACTCTATCAGCAAACCTGGGGTACGTTACGTCCCTGCCGTTTATGCTCAAATTTAATGATCAGCTACGATACAAAGTAGTGTTAACAGGTTTATCTGTAAACCACGATATCTTTACTAAAGAGATGATTCCTACTCGAACAGTGGTTAATCTACAACTTGAAAGAATTCCTGATTTCTTCTTTGATCAAAAGGGCGACAAAGAAAAGCGCCTACGCTTTGATAAAGAAACCCTACTTAAGGGAATTTACGATTCCAGCGCAGCAAGTAAGTACACTGGTCCAGCTAGAGTGCAACAACCTCTACCTACAGATAGTGTTTATGGAAGGGACTACATCTAATGGCAGTTTTTAGATCTTCTAGATACTACACGGGCGGGGCACAACAGGTTAGAAATAAAACCACTAATCTTTACAACTGGACGGTATACAGACAATTTCCAGCATCAACCTCAATCCGGTACACAGAATATACTTGGGCAGAGGGAGATCGAATAGACTACCTAGCCTCGGTATACCTTAATAGCCCTACAGCTTGGTGGCAAATTATGGATGTTAACCCTGAAATTGCCGACCCATTTAATATACCTGTAGGGACTGTAATACGAATACCAAAGGTGCAGTAAATGACCGCTTTAATGAACAATCCTAGGGTAAAACTACCTATAGAGTCTTTTCATGATCGAAGCGTGTTGTTTATAAAGACGCCTAATTTTCCGTTATTTTTAATAACCGCGGTATTAGACCAAAAGACTAATTCTCACGAGCTATTGACTTTAACTTTTGCTGGAAAATTAACTTCAGATACTACAACTGTAGTGTCTGGGGATCCAGTTCAATTTACTTGGTCAAGTGACTTTGGAACTAGTACTTTTGTAGGTTACGTACACAGTATTAAGCCTACTGATATTAACGCTAATGTTACAGAAATTTATTGTGTTTCTCCATCGTATTTACTTAAAAACACTGATCAAAAAGTGTACAAAAACGTAACTGCTGACGCTGTAGTCTCTAAAATAGCAGCAAAATACGGATTAAAAGCTATCACTCAAAGACACCCTAGAGTATTTCCTTCTCTAGTTAATGCTGGACAGAGTGACTGGCAATTTCTTAAGCAATTAGCAAATTTAACAGGGTTTTTGTTAAAAACAGAAGGCACTACAATATATTTTATGTCTAAATCTAAACTAGAGTCCGCTAGCAGAAAAGGCGCACCGTACTTTTATAAAGAGGATCACAATCCGGGGTCTAGATTTGCCTCTAGTTTTGGAACGGTAGTTTCTTTTACTTCAACTCTTTCTGACGACGCGCCCGATATGTTTGGGGCTACTGTAGATAGAGTAGTATCTGGTATACACAGAACAAACAACTCTTTAATTAGCTCTACTCACACTACTAAGGTGGGCTCTAAAGCAACTAAGGGAGTAGTTGTTCCTAGCGCCGCCTATCTGAGAGGAGAAATTTAGTGTCGAATCATGTAAATTTAAGCAATAAAGCAGCGTTTTTAAAACATTTGCCTTTTGAAAGTGCAACTAGCCTGTCAGACGCTAAGTACATAGCATCAGATAGGTCTGAAACTCACAGATATAAATACAGAGCTGCAGCTGTTCTTTCTGGAAACAATCTAGTAAAAGTAGGTCAGATAATCTACCTAGATAAGCTGGAGCAAGGTATGTCTGGATACTGGACGGTGTTGTCTGCAAAGCACGTATTTGGTACGGGAAATGCAAAGTATCAATTAGAAGTTGTTTTAGGAACAGATGTAGTAGGGGATACCTCAGAAGAGTTTGCTACCCCAGAAATTAGAGACTTTGCTGCAGAATTTTCTGAACAATCTTTAGACGTAACCCCGTCTATATTAGAAGACTACTCTTTTGGAGTAAACAACGGAAAAATAGAATCTGCTGCTAACTACGCCAGTTCAGCTAGAACAGTCGCACCAGATTATGCTGCTCCTACACCAACTGTGTATGAAAAAGATATCTATAAAAATGAGACACCTAACTTCTCTAAAATAAAAAGAACTACTAAGTGGGCTGCCAAATGACACAAGGCGGACACGGACACATGATGGACCCTCAGGGGAGACCATTATTTTTTGGGTTATATGAGGGGACCGTTGTAGACATAAATGACCCCCTAAAAAAGAATAGGATTAAACTATCAGTAACGGTTACCGGAAAAGAAACTACTAACTGGGCAAGGTGCTTGCTCCCTACAACCGTTAACTCAAACCACCCAGATCACCAGGAACATACGGCTGCTCAAATAGCCGCTCTTCTAACGACTACCCCAACACAGGTAGTAGACTCCAGAGGGGATACCGAGACTGTTCCAGCGTTAACCGTAGTACCTAAAGCAGGGGCTGGTACCCTTAAACATCCGCACAAAACAGCAGTAAACACTGCTAAAAAATGGAATGACTCCATAGACGTTGACGCAACCGAAGAGCACACCCTACACCGGTTGTTACCTAAAAAGGGACAACGAGTTTGGGTAATGTTTGTTGCGGGCTTAGTTAACGAACCAGTATGGATAGGAGTACAGGAACCTAAATGAAAGCTATAACGTTCCCATTTACCCTAGATCCATTTGGCGTTGCAAATACCACAACAAGCCAAGAAAAAATATATCAGGATCGAGTGTTGACTCTGTTGTCTACCTCTGTAGGTGAACGACCTATGCGGGCAACTTACGGTACAGATCTAGCCACTGCTCTTTTTGAAACTCAAGGCAACGCAACAAAAGCTATTGAAACGGCTATAAGAACAGCTATGAGAACTTGGTTGCCCGAGCTCACTGTTGAAAATATAGAGATTAGTGCTACTGACGACAGTGGAAGAGTGCAGGTAAACCTGTCTTTTGTACTGCCTGATTTCTCTACTACAGCAGTAACTGTATACAGCACTACTTTAAATCCTGACGGATCTACCACGAGGTGATGACAAATGACTAACGAAGTTCCAAATCAAATAGACTATACATCTAGAGACTATACGTCTTTAATAACAGACTTAACAAATCTAGTAAGTGTTCGCACTAATACCGACTGGACAGCAGACGATCCTAACGACTTAGGTACAGTATTACTAGAGTCATTTGCGTATATGGGTGACGTCATGTCTTATTACATAGACCGAGTTGCAAATGAGCTATCTATAGATACGGCTGCTCGTAGACAAACTCTTATCAATATTGGAAAACTTTATGGATATAGGCTTTCTGGTCCTACTCCAGCAGAAGTAGAACTTGAGTTTACAAATATAAGTGACGCTGCTATTGACATTCCAGTAGGAACTCAGGCCATTGCAATCCTTCAATACGGAGAGTATTCAGAAGTATTTTTTGAAACTATTGAGGGAGCTATTCAAGTAGCTGCCGGAGATACTGTAACTCTATTAGCTAGAGAAGGAAAAACTGTAAACACTGATAGGCCTGACCTTATTAGCAGTACAACAAATAAACCCCTTCCAATTAACTTAGGAACTTCTTTAGGTACTGCTGATCAAGAAATAGTTTTACCAGACACAGACATTGTAGACAACTCGGTCGTAGTGTACGTAGGGCAGGGAGAAGC